TCACGACCGCTTGCGCCCCGGCTCGCGGTGGTCCCTCTTGCCTGGATCAACGACGATGAACCGCTCGGGGTTCGCCTCGATTTCGGCACGCGTCGGCGGCCGCAGCGCCCCAGGCCTCTTCATGCGCCGGCCGACTTCGGCGAGCAGCTCGTCGTCGCTGAGCTTGTCGGCGGTGGTGTTGACGAGCTTCAGCTTGGCTCCGGCTTCTTCCTCGGTGAGGAGGCCGGCGCGTACGACGAGTTCGAGGAGCGGCAGGTTGAGCGCTTCGGCGACGGGCCGCAGGTTGTCGATGGTGGGCACGGTTTTGCCGCCCATCCATCTGCTGAGGACGGGCTGTGCGATGCCCGTCTTCTCGGCGAGTTGGTATGCGGTCATGTCGCGTTGCTTGAGTTCGGCTCGTAGGTAGTCGCCGAACGGCCGCCCCCGATGGCTGTCCATAGCCGTGCATCGTACTTGCATGCATGCAAGTACGGCTAGCCCCACCTAACCTTTTTGCCCCGAACGCCGTAGTTACACGGTCGCAACTACTTGCATGCATGCATGGCATGTACTAACGTGCATGCATGCAAGCCACCTCCCCCAGCAACACCCCTAACTCCAGATCAGCGGAGCCCGCTCTGCGCGTCGACCGCGAGGTCTTGCTCGCGCACCGCGACGCCGCCGGCATTACCTCGAACGCGGCGCTGGCGGAACGCATCGGCGTGAACGAGTCGACCCTGCAGCGCGTGATCGGCAACCACGTCGAGCCGTCCACGCGGTTCATCGCTGGCGTGCTCAAGGCCTTGCCCAGAGCGAAGTTCGAGGACCTCTTCAAGTTCTGAACGTGCGAAGGCCCCGCATCGCCAGGAACCACCCCGGCGGCGGGGCCCTCAGGAGACGACCCACCACCCGCGAAGGAAGTGAACCGATGACGACAGCATACGACACGCGCCTGACCACCGCGCTGACGTTCATGGCCCTGCAGTTCGGTGTCGACGTTGAGCCGACGGACGACATCGTGCCGGACCCGTGCGTGCACTGCGGTGCGGAGGGCGCGGTGGCGAAGGTGAGGGTGTCGGCCGAGCCGAACCCGCACGAGACGCGCGAGGACTTCCGCAAGGAGTGCTGCCACCACTGCGTGCCGCGCCTGGTCAACGAGGCGAAGGCCGCGCACTGGGACCGCGCCGGGCACGAGGTGCTGGTCGAGGTGTCGCTGTGAGCGGCCTGGAGATCTTCGGCGCGCTCGCGACCGGTCTGCTGCTCGCACTGCTCATCGGCTTCGTGATCGAGGCGGCGAACGAGTTCGCGAACGCGCCGGCTCCGGCACAGCTCATCCCTGCCGCCGAGCTGGAGGACTTGGTGCGCCGCGAGTTCGAGCGCCAGCACGTCACCGATCCCGACGAAGGCATGCGGCAGCTTGCCGCCCTGGTTGGGCTGGAGCAGCGATGACGCTGGGGATCGCCGAGCATGTCGGCGCCTTCGAGGCTGGTTCGCCGGAATGGCACGCTGCCCGCGCGAACGCGATCACTGGCAGTCGCATCGCCGCGGTCATGGGCTTCAGCCCGTGGGAGTCCCGCTTCTCGCTGTGGCACCGCATGGCCGGAATGGTCTCGGACGAGGTCGAGAACGACCTGATGCGCTGGGGCAAACTGCTGGAACCGGTGATCCTCGGCGAGTACGCCCGTCAGCACGACGCCGAGCTGAACACCCGGCCGGGCACGTGGCGCAACAGTCTGCGGCCCTGGCAGGTCGCGAACGTCGACGCTCTCGGGCCGCGCATCGTCGAGGCGAAGTACTCGCCGATGACCGAGGGCTGGGGCGAGCAGGGAACCGACCAGATCCCGATCTACTACCGGGCGCAGTGCCTCTGGTACCTCGACACGTTCGGCGGCCCCGCGCAGGGCTTCGAGCGCGTCGACCTCGCCGTGTTCTTCGGCGTCACCGGCTATGCCGAGTACCACGTGGACTACTCGGCGGACGAGTGCCGGCTGATGCGCAACGAAGCCCGCGCGTTCCTCGACACCCTGCCGAACGGCGAGAGCCCCGGCGTCCGACCGGACATCGACGCCCACTCCTCGACCTGGCAGACCGTCCGCGAACTCCACCCGGACATCGACGACGAGGCGATCGAGGTCACGGACGACGTCGCGGTGCCGTACCTCAAAGCGCTCACGGCACTCGCGACCGCCGAAGAAGAGAAGGCCCGTGCCTCCGGCGTCCTGCTGGACGCGATGGGCCGAGCCCGCCGCGCCGTCCACAACGGGCAGCAGATCGCCATGCGCATCCCCGGCCGCGGCGACAAGCCGCCCTATCTCAAGCACACCCCGAAGAAGGCCCCTGGCCAGAAGGTGAGTCGAGCAGCATGACCGAAGCACAGACGATCACGGCGGCTGTCGCGACCCGCGACAACACGCCCGGCGGTCTCGTCAAGCAGTACTCGCAGAGCTTCACCGCCGTGCTGCCGTCGCACGTGAAGCCCGACACGTGGGTCCGGCTCGCGCAGGGCGCGCTGAAGAAGGGCAAGCGGGTTCCGGCGCCTGGCGGCGGCTCGTGCACCGAACTGGAGCTCGCCGCCACGAACAACCCCGGCGTGTTTCTGGCGTCGCTGCTGGAGTCCGCGCGCCTTGGCTTGGAGCCTGGCACCGAGCAGTACTACCTCACTCCGCGCAAGGTGAAGGGCAAGCTGGAGATCCTCGGAATCGTCGGCTACCAGGGCTACATCGAGTTGATGTTCCGAGCCGGTGCGATCTCCTCGGTGGTGGCCGAGTGCGTCTACGGCGGCGACGAGTTCGAGTACCAGCCCGGCGTGCACGAGCGGCCGATCCACCGCATCGACTGGGACTCCGAGGACCGCGGGCGCCTGCGCCTGGTCTACGCGTACGCGGTGATGAAGGACGGCGCGACATCGAAGGTCGTCGTGCTGAACAGGGCCGCGATCGAGAAAATCAAGGCCTCGTCGCAGGGCGCGAACTCCGAGTACTCGCCGTGGGTGAAGCACGAGGCGTCGATGTGGCTCAAGTCCGCGGTGCGCCAGCTCGCGAAGTGGGTGCCGACCTCAGCCGAGTACATGCGCGAGCAGTTGCGCGCGGCGCAGGAGGTGGCCGCCGAGCAGAGGCCGGCGGACTTCGCGCCTGGCGTCGAAGTTGACGGCGAGCCCGCGGACCTGTCGAACCTGCCGGTTGTGGACGACGGCGTCATCGACGGCGAAGTGGTCGACGAGTGATCTCCCCGGCGGACATGCCGAGGAAGCGGCCGGTGCACCCGTACCGGCCGCCCCTGGCCAAGCGCACCCCGGAGTGGCACTGCCGCAAGAAGTCCTACCCCACCAGGGAGGCGGCCGACGACTCACTCGGCGAGCTGTGGCAGCGCCGACGGGGCGGCCCGATCGAAGCCCACGCCTACCAGTGCCGGCGGCACGGCAACCGCGAGGTGTGGCACCTCACCAGACAGGACCAGGAAGGACGCGCCTAGTGACCAAGTACCAGGACGAGCCGGTCGACCGCCCGTCGTGCGGCACCTTGCCCGGCCACGACGCGCACCGCGCCGCGAACGAACGCGGCTGCGACGCGTGCGCCGAGGCCTACCGCCTGCACCGCAGGGGCTACCACATCCGCACCGGCAGGCAGGACAGCGTCCGCGTTCCGGTCGAGGTTCTCGGCGACCTGCTCCGCGAGATCGACAAACAGCCGGTGTTCCAGCGTCTCGTGGCCGCGCTCGGGCTGCCCGTCGCCGAGGCGTGCGTCGAGCGCCTGAACGCCACCGTGGACGAGGAGGTCGTCGAGCGGGCGATCGGCCGCGCCGAGAACTGGGCGATCCGGGACGCCGACCGGTTCCAGATCGGGCGCCCGCTGACGCACGCCGAGCAGCGGATCGTCGCGCGCCGTCTCGCCGAGCGCGGGCTGGGCACGAGCGCGATCAGCAAGGCCTGCCGGGTCGCCGGCACCACCGCGAAGCAACTTCACCTGGAGGTGACCGCAGCATGATCAAGAGCAAGACGCACGATCTCACCCCCGAGGACGCCGCCGAACTGCTCCGCCGACAGAACCTGTCGCGGCCCCTGTTCCAAGCGCTCTTTCAGACGACCGCGAAGTACGCGGCGGTCGACGAGGACCTCGGTCGCATCATCAGACGTCTGGTCACCACGCTCAACGGCGACGCGGTCGAGATGGACGACGGCAAGGTCGAGTACTTCGCGCGCGGACACGGCCGGATGCTGCTGGCGCTGGCCGAGGTGCGGCAGCCGCTCACGGTGCCGGACGCGCTGGTTCAGGCGCCCGCTGGCGGGTGGGGAGCGAAGGGCGTGCTGTGGCAGCACGTCTGCGGCCACGTTGAGGAGTGGCCGCGCGCTGAGGCGCCGGATTCGGGCGGCTGCGACGCGTGCGAGTCGGGCAGTCCGGACGCGTCGGACTGGCAGCCGTTGCTGGTGCCGCGCCGGGATGACCCCAACCAGATCATGATCCCGCTCGACGAGCTGGAGGCCGACCGTGGCTGAGCAGAAGTACGCGGGTGAGCCGTTCAGCGCTGGCGTCGCCCCGGAGGCGGGCGGCGAGATCAACGTTCAGGTGTCCGGCTGGGGCTGGTGGAACGTGTGGATCCGTGTCGAGTCCTACGTGGACGGCTTCGAGTCGACCGTGATGGACCCGCCCGACGCGCTCCGCTTGGCCCGCTACCTCGTCCGGGCAGCCGTTGTGTGCGCATGGAAGCGCCGCGCCGAACTCCGCCACATCCGCAAGATGGAGAGGAAGGCCCGCCGTGCCGCTTCGTGAACCGATCAACCCCCACGCAGCTGTGCACAAGCGGGCTGAGGTCCTGACGTACACCAACGGCGGGGGCCTGCCGCACGACGCCGGGCACGTGGTCGGCTACTACGCCTGCCCCACGTTCGTCATCGAACGCGACGACGGCACCCGGTTCTCCTGGGCAGCCGACCTCACCTTCGAGCACCCGACCTGCCGCGAGATCGAGGGTTCCACGGGCATCGCCTGTGGCCTCGACAGGCACCACGCACTCCCGCACATCGGTACCACCACCCCGGCGCAAGCCGAGGCCGGTGGTCACTCGATGACCGTCACCTGGCCGACCCCCGAGAGGACGCCATGACCGACCAGACCACGCTCGAACTGGCGTACGCGGACCGGCGTGCCGGACAGGCCGCCAACCTCGCCGCCGGCACCACCGGCCACCGCGACGACCGCACCGTCATCGAGATCGCCGTGGCCGTCTGCGCCCGCAACAACCGCCCGTTCACCGCCGACGACGTGCACCAGCTCGTCCGGCACGAACGGCCCGACGGCTACGACCGCAACCTCGTCTCGTCGGTGATGGGCACGTGGGCACAGGCCGGCCGGATCGTTCGCGAGCTCGAAGCCGGACTCAGCCCCAGCCGCAACCGCTCCCGCAAGGGCAGCCGCAACTCGTACTGGCGCGGCGCCCGCGACGGAAAGCAGGTCCTCCCGTGCCCCGCCTGATGAGCGTCGCGTTCACCGAGGACGCCGTGCGCAACCGCACCAAGACCGTCACCCGCCGCAAGGGCTGGACCTTCCTCAAGCCCGGCGACCGCCTCACCCTGTGCCGCAAGGTCATGGGCCGCAAGCCCGGCGAGCCGCTCGTCCGCGTCGCCGAGGTCGAGGTCGTCGAGGTGTGGCGGGAGCCACTCGGGATGGTCCTGCCGTCCTGGGGTCGCCGGAAGTACGGCGAGGCAGAGATGACCCGCGAGGGCTTCCCCGGCCTGGAGCCCGCCGAGTTCGTGCGCCGCTACTTCACCGAGGCACAGGGCATGACCGAGAACGACACCGTGACCCGGATCGAGTGGCGGTTCCTCGACGAGCCCGCCGCCTGACCTGTCCACCCGCGGGCCGCGCCAACTTCCCCTCGGCGCGGCCCGCACAGCCATTCACGCACCACGGAGACCACAGTGGACAGAGCCACCTACCTCGACAACCTCGTCCCCCTCGCCGTCCGCCTCGTCTGCGCCGTCCACGACGAAGGCCCCGCAGCCACCACCGCCGCGCTCGACGCCATCGCCGCCCTCGACGCACCGGACGATGTCCACCCCTGGACCGCGCTCGCCGTCACCCTCGCCGCCATGTCCGACCCCAACCGCGGCACCGAAGACACCCTCGGCTGGGTCCGCCACCTCGACCCCGGCACCGACGCACTCCCCATCCCCCATCAGAACATCAACACCCGCCTCGCGATCGAACTCGCCCTCGCCGGCAACCTCCCAGCACACGCCCTCACCAATGACGAAGGCGCCGAAGTCGTCCGCATCCTCCTCGAACGCGGCTGGCCCGAGAACGAGATCCGCGACCACCTCGACGGCGAACCCGCACTCATCCACCGCTGGGTCGTCCGCGAACACGCCGCCCGCGCACGAGGCGCCAAGAAGACCGGGACCGCCGCATGATCCCCAACTTCCTCATGCACGGCCGCTGCGCCGAAACCGACCCCGACGCGTTCTTCCCGACCAAGGGCGACGGCATCCGCCACGCCGTCCGAACCTGTTTGAGCTGCGAAGTCCGCGCCGAATGCCTCGCCTACGCCGTCGCCCGCCCCGAGCTCGACGGCATCTGGGGCGGCACCAGCAACCGGCAACGCGTAGCCATGCGCAACATCAAGGAACACCCCGGCGGCACCCTCGACGCCGAACCCGATCACGACGCGGCCTGAACCCCCGCCTCCCCACTCCCCCTCACCAGGAGAGGCAACCCTCGTGCGCATCCGCTCCATCAAGCCAGAGTTCTACCGCAGCGACGACATCGCCGGCCTCTCACGCGAGCACCGGCTCCTCTTCATCGCTCTCTGGTCCTACGTGGACGACAACGGTGTCGGCATCGACAGCGACCGGGCCATCGCCGCCGACTGCTTCGGCCTCGAAGACGACCCCGTCGAGACCCGCGAATTCGTTCGCGACGGCCTCGCGACACTCTCGCGAGCCTTGCTGGTAGCCCGCTACGAGGTCGCGGGCAAGCGCTACATCCACATCACCGGCTGGGACCGACACCAACGCGTCGACCGCCCCAACAAGCCCAGGTACCCCAGGCCACCTGCCGACCTCCCGCCCCCACCCGCAGACGAAACCCCAGATCAGGACACCTGGGAGCCGCCCGCCGAACCCCCCGACGAAGAAGACCCCGCGACACCCTCGCGACACCCTCGCGACACCCCCTCGACTGGAACAGAGGAACAGGGGAACAGGGGAACAGAGGCAGGTCGCTCCGCTCCCCCGCGCGAGCGCGCCCCCGCACGCCCCCGCGAGCGCGTGACCCCCGCCGAACTCAACACCACCGCCAGCCGACCCGACGCCTACCGACTCGTCGCCTCATGGGCCGACACCCTCAGCACCCCCGTGCTCAAACCCCAACAACGCGAACTCGCCAAACACGTCACCACCCTCCTGAGCCAAGGCGCCCAACTCCCCATCCTCCGAGACGCCCTCGACCTCTGGGCCGTCGAAGGACGATCACCCAACTACCTCCCCCACGCCTACACCGAAGCCGCCCGAGCAGCCCGAGCAGAGGCCAACGGAGGGCACTCCACGCGGGACGTCCGGGGGTCGCGTGCGCATTCGCCCGCACGGTCGGCTCGTGGCGAGAAGGTCCGCGGCTGGCTGAGCCTCACCCAACCCACCACCGAGGAGCCCTCCGGTTGGGCCCCTCGCATGATCGAAGGAGGCACCCGTGACGCGGGATGAACTCGCAGTGCTGATGGGCGTGGCGTCCGGTGTGGACCGGTACTTCCCGGCTGCAGACGATGACGTGCTGGATGCCTGGTACGAGCTGCTGGCCGACATCCCGGCTGCGGCGGCACGGGAGGCGTTCCGGCACCACTATCGGGGCACGTCGGAGACGATCACGCCCTACGACATCGCGAACTACTGGCGGGCCCGCCGACAGCAGCCGCCGGTCGGCGCCGGGGCGGTGCGCAACGACGCGCAGATCCAAGCCGGTGTGGATCGCGCGCTGGCGGCCCTGGTGGAGCGGAAGGCGCTGAAGTCCGGGGAGGACCTGAACACGGCGCAGGCGATCGCTGAGGGCGAGACCGCGGTACGGCGCTTGTACCGGTCGGTGCCGTGTCCGGTGTGCCAAGCCGAGCCCAGCCGGCCGTGCGTGACGTGGAAGGGCCAGCCGTTGACGAAGTCGCCGGCACATCCGGCGCGCATCGAGGCCGCCCAGGCGGGAGTTCGTGTCACCTCTGACGAGTCTTCGCGTGCCTAGCTACTTGCATGCATGCACGTAGTATACTAACGTGCACGCATCACCTCAGGTGACACCAAGCAACTGGAGACGACATGCAGACCGAAACCAGCCGCCTGACCAGCGGCACCGAGACCATCGAGGCCAGAGCCCTCCGCTCCGGCGACACGATCATCGACCCCGCCACCGGCGAACGGCAGTCCATCCACCTGGCCACCCGCTACGGCGCCCTGGTCATGATCTGGACCGACACCGTGCAGGGCTTCGCGCTCTCGCCGAGCCTCACGCTCACCATCGCCCGCCGCGACGTCCCCAAGCGCAACCCGCTGCGGCACGACCTGCTCGCGGTCGGCGCCGTCCTGCTGCTGCCGCTCGTCGAGTGGTGGGACGACCGCCGCCCGCTGGAGCGGTTCGCCGCCGTCGCCCGCGTCACGGTCGTGCTCGCCTGCGTCGCCGTCGTCGTCCTCATCGGCGGCTGCCGGCCCAGCGTCGAGCAGGGCACCGTCGACAAGCTCAACAACGCGGCGGTGACCCGATGAGCGACCGCAACCAGCTCGCCGCCGACCTCGCGCGCATCAGCTTCGAGGTCCTGAACAAGCTCGCGATCATCGACGATGTTCCGCAGATCGCGGGCGTCAACTTCAACCTGATGACCATCACCGCCCAAGCGGGCGTCGAGATCCAGATGATGCCGCGCGCCACGCCGAGCGACCTCGCCGGCTGGGCCGAACTGTTCGAGGCCAACGTCGTCATCGAGCAGGAGTCCAACCGCTTCGGCATCACGATCACGTGCGACGCCTACCAGCACCCCGTGCGCCTCTGGTCCGGCATGGACTTCGCGACCGCCGTCGCGTTCTACGCCAAGGCCGGACTCGACGCGAACGAGAAGCGCCACGAGCTCACCGCGCAGCAGCTGCGCGAGTTGGCCGCCGAGGCGGTGCAGCCGTGAGCTGGTTCAGCAAGAGCAAGCCTGAGCCGCAGGACAACGACAACACCACGGACACGTGGCACGTCAAGACGGTCCTGTCCACCAAGCCCGGCCACCGCGTCCTCCGCAAGGAGCGCTGCGACTGCGCACACGGCCAGGCAAGCGGTCAGTGCATGGCCTACGAAACCCCCAGCTCATGAGCGCGGACGAGGAGACCACGGTGGCTGACGACCAGATCCCGCGCGAAGCCGTCGACGGCTTCCCCTGGTGCGACACCTGCAAGCAGCCAGCCGTGTGGAGCGAGTTCAACGGCTGGCGCCACTCCACCGCCGAGTACCGCTTCGGCCTGCCGCAGCACCTGGACAACTCAGGCCACGAGGTCACGGCCAAGGAGTGGACCAACACGCCGCAGTGGGGCAACGCGTGACCGCGCCCAAGGTGCACGACGAGCCGGTCGGCCACACCGCCGGCCAGCTCGTCACCTGGCGCGACACCGAAGCCGTCCTCCTCGACGCCGACGGCCCCTGGCCCACCGTCCTCCCCGTCGACAGCAACGTCGGCTGGAGCGTCCACGAAACCGAGGTGAGCCCGCGGTGAAAATCGGCAGCCTGTTCACCGGCTACGGCGGCCTCGACCAAGCCGCACGCGCCGTGTTCGGAGGCGAACTCGCCTGGGTGTGCGACAACCACCCCTCCGCCGTCACCCTGCTCCAGCACCGGCACCCCGACGTGCCCAACCTCGGCGACATCACGGGCGTGGACTGGGAGCAGGTCGAGCCCGTCGACGTGCTCGCCGCGGGCTTCCCCTGCACCGACATCAGCGTCGCCGGCAAACGTGCCGGGATCGAAGGAGCGCAGAGTGGCCTCTGGTCCCACGTCGTCGCAGCCGTTCGCGTTCTACGACCCCGACACGTCGTCCTGGAGAACGTCTCTGCCCTCCTTGTTCGAGGACTTGACCGAGTCGCCGCCGACCTGGCCGCGCTCGGGTATGACCTCCGCTGGGTTTGCCTACGCGCTTCCGACGTCGGCGCACCCCACCGCCGCGACCGTTGGTTCGGATACGCCACACCTGCCGACGCCGACAGCGCGGGATGGCAAGGGTCCGAACCAACGCGGCGACACAACGTGCCTGCGCGGTGCGTTGTTGCCCACGCCGAAGGCCTCGGACACCGGGACGCCGGGTCGGCGCGCGTCACCGGGCTTCAGGCCGCCGCTGTCGCAGGTGGTGAACGAGCAGTTGCTGCCGACACCGACTGCGGCGGACGCGGACCGGTCGAGCGCGACCTACGTGCGGGGCAACCCGACGCTCGTGGGGGCGCTGCTGCCGACGCCCACCGCGGCGGACTACGGGACCAACCAGTCGCCGAGCCTTGGCGCAGCGGTGCGCCCGTCGCTGTCGAGTCTCGCGCGCACGTGGACTGGGGACAGTTCGAGCCCGCCATCCGACGCTGGGAAGCCGTCCTAGGCAGGCCTGTCCCGGCACCGACCGTGTGGTCCGCCGCCTACCGCAAGGCGCGTCAGCTCCGGATGGAGTGCCGCCACCCGAAGCCAGTCGGCATGCGCGGATCGCTGCGTCCGGCGTGGGTGCTCAACCCGCGGTTCGTCGAGTGGCTGATGGGTCTCCCGGCCGGCTGGGTCACCGACGTGCCCGACCTGTCCCGGTCGCAGCAGCTGCGACTGCTCGGCAACGGCGTCGTGCCGCAGCAAGGCGAGGCCGCCCTGCTGCGTCTGCTGCTCGGAATCGGGCGGAGACGCAAGCGCAAGGCGGGCGCCGCATGACCCCCCGCGCGTTCTGGGACCGCCACGGCGACCTGTGGGAGCTGGACCCGGCCGGCCGCAACTGCCGCCTCGTGTGGGCGTCCGGCGAGCACGGGCCGCGCACGTTCTCGGGCGGCTGGGTGCCGCTCTGGTACGCGCGTCCGCTGCTCGAACCGCTGATCCCTGCCGCGTGACCGGTGCCGGCCCGCCCCCTGCACCACCCTCACCCGCTAACCGTCCCTGGAGGACATCGTGTCTGAAACCCAGGCTCTGCTCGACGCAGCCACCGAGGCGATGGGGCCGCCCCGCGCGATCGAGCCCGAACAGTTCGAAGTGACCGCCGCCGCCGTCACCGCCGCCGTGCTGCGCGCCCTGTCCGCGCTCGTCGACGACGCCGAGAACGCCGGCATCGAATGGCCGGACTCGGGCGACCTGTCGCTGCTCGCGGACGCCATCGACCCGCCAGCCGAAGGGGACGGTGGGAGATGACCGAGGACGAGTTCGTGCCGTGCCGTCCCGGCTGCTGGACGTGCAAGCCCGGACCGTGGGTGACCGCCGGAGCGATGCGCTGGACGCCCACCGGCGCCCCGTACCCGGTCGGCCCGTCCGTCGAGCCGTACCGCGGCCGGCCGATCGCGCCCGAGGTCCGCGGGCTGGAGTTCCACGGCGCCTACGTGGACGAGATTGCCGCGATGCCCGAGAGACCGGAGCCGAAGCCCGTTCCCCGCCGCCCGCTGGTCGCGGGCCTCATCCGGAGGTTGCACCCGTGAACCGGCCCCTGAACGCCCGCGGCTGGGCTCTCGTGCTCGCCGCCGTCATCCTGCTCGACGACGTCACCGAGCTGCTCGACGAGGTGTCGGGCTGGCGGATCGGCGTGCTCGTCGCCGACCTGGTGCTCATCGCGTGGATGCTGCTCGCCTTCTACGGCAAGCGGCCCGCCGCGGAGCCGGGGCGGTGAGGCGCGTGGCGTTCGCAGTGCAGTTCCTCGGCGCGATCGTCGTGGTCGCCGTCGCGATCGTCGTGGTCGCGGTCATGCACGTCCCCGACACCGTGCCGGACGAGCCGGCCGATCTGCCGCTGCCGGACGGCAACACCCGCGGCGACGACCTGCTCACCTGGGCGGCCGAACACCCCGACCGCACCCACGCGCCCGAGTACCTGGAGGACCTGTGACGATCCCGCCCGCAGTGCGAGCGCGCGCCGCCGAGGCGATCGCCAAGGCCGACGGCCGACAGCTCGGACTCGAACCGCTCGCCGACGCCACGTACGAGCAGATGGCCGACGCGGTGCTGGAGATCGTCTCGGAACGACTGGAGTCCGCGGGCGCGCTGATGACTGAGTTCCAGCGACTCGCCGAGTTCGTGCGGCAGCGCAACCTTGTGCTGTCCGGCCTGCTGCGCGGCATGGCCCGGCGCGCGGTCCAGTACCGCCGGGCCGTCGACGCGATGCACCGACAACTGACCAGCGAGCACGCCCAGGCCGTCGAGGACTGGGGCCGTAACGACGAGGCCATGCTCGCCGAGAACCAGCGGCTCGCTGACCAAGTCCAGCGTCTCACCGCCGAGCTCGCGGCCCGTGACGGGATCATCAGCGGGTGGGTCCGGCAGGACGAACGCCGCCGCGCCAAGCCGAACCCGTGGTTCACGCCCGCCGCCGAGTTCCCGCTCGAAGCGGCCGAACGCGCCGACCGCGAAGCCGCGCACCGCCCGTCGATCGGGTACGCGTTCAGCCCTCAGGAGCACCGCGAGGAACAGGTCGACCTCGAATCGCTGACCGGCGCCGCCGCGTTCGACCGCGCGTTCCCGCCCGCATGCGGGCAGATCCACGACGGAACCGAGTGCCTCGAACCGCGCGTGCCCGAGACGAACGGCTGCTGGGTCCACTACGGGCCGCCCGAGGCGGCACCGCTCACCGCCGGCGAGTTGGACGAAGTCCTCGACCTCGACGCGGACACCGTGCGCACTCCAGGCGAGCCGAGGGTGTGGCGCGAGGGCGACCTGGAGCCCACCGAGCTGGGGCTGGTCCTCAAGTCCTCGGACGGCGTCACGTGGTGGCGCAAGGGCAACGGCGAGTGGTGCGGCAGCGCGGGCTACTCGATGTCGACGTGGGTCGGCCTGATGTGCCACAAGCTCCGACTCACGGAGCACCGCAGCCTCGACGCCGAGGCGGGCCCGTGACGACCGTCGAGCTTCCCCGCGTGCCCTGGAGCGTGCCGGACTGGCACGAGCGCGGCGCCTGCCAGCTGTTCCCGGAGCTCGACTGGATCGAAGCCAAGGCCAAGAGCCCGCAGGCGCTCGCGTGCAAGACGATCTGCGCCGCCTGCCCCGTCCGCTACGACTGCGCCATCAGCGCCCTCGAACGCGGCGAACCCAACGGCATCTGGGGCGGACTCGACCGTGCCGACCGCAAGAAGATCGCCGTCGAGTTCGGGTTCCCCCTGCCCGGCGACCCGCCGCCGCACGGCACCCACGCCCGCCGCGTCAAATGGGGCTGCACCTGCAGGCCATGCAAAGACGGCCACGCCCTGTACGAGCGTGAACGCCGGTTCCGGGCCCGCGCGATGGCGGTGTGGTCGCGGCCGCTGCTCGTGCTCACCGTGCCGTTCAAGGCCGGACGGCGCCTCGCCGGGGCCGGCCAGTACCTGCTGCCGCTCGACGTCCCGGCCCCGCTGGGCGCCGAACGCGAGCAGCAGCCCGACGAGGCCGCCATACCGGCCGCAGCCTGAGAGGATGACCGACGTGGATGACCTGGTGACGTGGCTGCGCGAGCAGATCACCGAGGACCGACAGGTCGCGCACGCGGCACATAGCCGCGTAGAACACGGCACCGAGCGGTGGTACGGGAAGGACGCTCGGATCGTTGACGGCGTGGGACACCTCATCGTCACGCACTCGTGGGTGAACGAGATCGCCCACATCGTCCGCCACGACCCGCGCACCGTGCTGGCCCAGTGCGACGCGCACGAGGCGATCCTCGATCTGTTCGAGTACGTGTGCGACAGCAGCAATGACCAGAGGTCGGACGAGCAAGGCGTTCTCATGTCCAATCCCGTTGCCCGGCGACGGATGCGTGACGTGGTCCGGCGGCTCGGCCTGGCCTACCGGCACCGCCCCGGCTACCGCGACGAGTGGAGATGGAAGTCCGCTTGACACGGAATCGAACAGGTGTGCGAGACTCTGCGCCGCCCGGCTGGAATGGGAAGCCAGCCGGGCACCCACACCAGGAGACACGCATGCCACCCCCGCGCCCGCTGTTCGTCACCGAGATCATCCCCGCCACCATCCAGACCCTGCAGGAACGCCACCAACGCATCCTCGCCATAACCGGTGCCGGCGGGTTCGTCACCGACCCCGAACTCCAACGCGTCCTTGACCTGTGCAAACAGATCCTGGAACCGCCACAGCAGTAGGTGACAGCACGCGGCGACCATCACCGCGTGCCGAACCCGCAGAACCGCACACCGGACCACATCCGCGCCGAGGTCGCGGACTACATCCGCGCGCACGCCGGCACCCCCGAAGGCTCTGTCCGAGCCATCGCCCGCCGCTTCGGCATCGGCAAGACCACCGTCGGAGTCATCGCCGACGAGCACGGCCTCGGCGACGCCTGGCTGGAAGGCGCCGAGCAGACAGCTGCCGCCACCGAAGCCCGTCGCGTCCACCTCGGACGCCAGCGCGCTCTGCTCCAGGAAGACCTGCTCGACTCAGCCGCCGACCTGGTCGACCGGATCCACGACGAGGTCGTGCACCTGAACGTCGTCAAGGACGGCGGCGAAGATGGCGGCGAACACGTCGAGCACACTGTTCTCCCGCCTGGCCCCGCCGACTACCGCGCGATGTCCGCTGCCATCGCCACCTTCTCCAAGGCCGCCGTCGACCTCGCCAAGCTGGACAACGACACCAGTCGCACCGATGCCTCGGTTGGCCTGCTCGATCGGTTCTGGGAAGCGCTCGTCAACGACCCCGAGACCATCGGTGACGACGAAGACGACGAGGCCCCGACACCCAGCGAGCCCGTCGAGTGAAAAGCACGCTCGTCCCGACGAGCGTCTTCAAGCTCGTCCCGCTGAGCCGCAAGCAGAAGCGGTCGATCTTCCGCGCCAACGCCCGCATCAACCTATGGGACGGCGCGGTCCGGTCCGGCAAGACCGTCGGAAGCATCATCCGCTGGCTCAAGTTCGTGCGCGACGCACCCAAGCGCGGCGCGCTCGTCATCATGGGCCGCACGAAGGACAGCATCGCCCGCAACGTGCTCGACGTCATCGCCGACATCGACCCCGGTGCCATCGTCTTCACCCGCGGCGCACCCACCTGCAAGATCTACGGCCGCGAAGTGCACGTCGTCGGCGCGCACGACGTCAAAGCCGAGGCCACCATCCGCGGTTGGACGCTGTACGGGGCGTACGTCGACGAGGCGACGGTCATCCCGCACGTGGTGTGGAAGCAGCTCCTCAACCGCTTGTCGGTGCCGGGCGCGAAGCTGTTCGCGACGACCAACCCGGACACGCCGTCGCACTGGTTGATGAAGGAGTTCATCAGGAAGCTCGAACTGCCAATCGGCCACAAGGACCGGCCGAACATGGTCCGCTTCCAGTTCCGGCTGCCCGACAACCCCTCGCTGGACGACGACTACAAGCGGTCGCTGATCGCCGAGAACCACGGCCTCTGGTACGACCGCAACATCGACGGCAAGTGGGTCGCCGCCGAAGGCGCCATCTACGGCCTGCTCGACGACAAGGTGCACTGCAAGCCAGCACCGCCGCCCGACCGGTGGCAGCAGGCCTGGGTCGGCATCGACTACGGCACCTCGAACCCCACGCACGCCGTGCTGATGGTGCTGGCCGCCGACGATTCCGGCCGTGACGCGTTCTGGGTCGTCGCCGAGTGGCAGCACAACGGTCGTGAGAAGGGCCAGCTGACCGCCGCGGAGCAGTCCGCGCGCATGGCCGCGTGGGCGGCGCCGATCGTCGAGCCCTCTGGCCTCGGGTTCGTGACCGTGCTCGACCCCTCGGCCGCCCCGCTGCGCGTGCAACTGCGTGCTGACGGCTGGCCTGGTGTCCGCGGCGCCGACAACCGCGTGGAGCTCGGGCTGCAGGCGTGCCTGTCGCTGTTCGGTGGGGAACGCCTGTACGTCGACAAGGCGCGCTGCCCGATCCTGTGGGACGAACTGACCGGGTACGTGTGGGACGAGAAGGCTCTCGAACGCGGCGAGGACGAGCAGCCGTTGAAGGTCAACGACCACGGCCCGGACGCCCTTCGCTACGCGGTCATGGCCGGCCGCATGATCTGGCGGGCGTGGCTGCCCAATCTCGCGAGCACGGCCGACGCTAGGACTGCGGCATGAGCTTCGGTGCGTGCTGCGGGCACAGCGTCGCGGCCGCGGCCGACAGCACACGCTCCGACTTCGCCCGCTCGGCTGTGCCCGTCGCGCCCGCGTTGTCCATGAGCTGCTGGACGGTCAGGCCCTCGCCGAAGTACCGGCAGTACATGTCGCCCTCGGCGTAGACGATCTGCTCGTCAGCCGGGCCGTGCACGACGCCCTGGTCGCGCAGCATCTTCACGAAGGTGTCCTTCGCGTTCGCCGCCGGCGTCGCCTCCGTCGCGGTGGCGGTGCTCTGGGTGCCGGCCCTCACCGGTTGGTCGTTCGCCGCGAGCAGGGCCGCGGTGCCGCCGGCAAGTCCAGCCAGCGCGAACGCCCCTGCGAGCACGGCCATCGTTCGACGTTGCATGTCCACCCCTGCCGGCAGTCGTCTCCACCTCGTGTGGTCGCCCTCGACCGTGGACGTGTTACGGGTGACACGCGTTGCGCAACGTCACCTGTGCGGCTCATCCAGGGACCGTAGATGGTGGCGAAGCGCGAAGCCCACGCCGAGGTGACACCCCACCCCGAGCGTGGGCATCGTGCTGATCGAGCCCGGAACGATGTGGCCGCCCCCAGGGCATTGGACCCTCCGCGCCTACTGGCAGTCGCACCGGGCCTGGTGGAGCGGCGACCTGACGGCCCTGCGCACCCGCACGCCCACAACCGCCCCCGGTGGCTACTGGGCGCGCATGGCGTACAAGCCCGGTGAACGCCAGGTGCACGTGCCGATCGCCGCGGACATCGCCCGCACCTCTGCCGATCTCGTCGCCGGGGACACGCCGCACATCGACTGGGAAGACCAGCAGGCCGAGCCCGCCAAGCCCGCGGATGGTGAGGCGCCAGCGAAGCCGAAGAAGAGCCCGGTCCAGGAAGCGTGGGACGGGATCGCGCAGCGCATCGGCTTCGCGAACAAGCTCCTGGAGGGTGTCGAGACGGGCTCGGCCGTCGGCGGCTGGTACCTGAAGCCCGCATGGGATGAGCGGCTCGGCAAGCGGCCGCTGCTCACCATCGTGGCCGGCGACCAAGCGCTGCCGACGTTCCTGTTCGGCGAGCTGCTGGCGGTCACGTTCGTCACCGAGCTGCCCGCCCCGGCGGACTGGACGCAGCGCCGCGACTCGACCGAGGTGTGGCGGTGGCTGGAGCACCACGAGCCTGGCCAGATCCGACACGAGCTGTGGCGCGGCACGCTGACCCACATCGGCTCTCCGCAGCCGCTCGCCGACCACCCGACGACGAAGCAGTTCCTGCCGGTCATAGACACGACGCCGATCAAGCCAGGGCTGCTGGTCGAGTTCGTGCCGAACAACCTGCCCAACCCGCTCGACACCACGGTTCCACTGGGCCGCTCGGACTTCCAGGGCTGCGAGACCCTGTTCGACGCGCTCGACGAGGCGATGGCGTCGTGGATGCGGGACATCGAGCTCGCCAAGGCCCGCATCCTCGCTTCCGAGGACATGCTCACGCCGACCGCCGGCAGGGGCGGGATCCTCGGCGGCCTGTTCGGCAAGGGCAACACGACCGCCGCGAAGGCGTTCGATGTGGACGCCAAGGTGTTCGTGCCGCTGAACATGCCGGTAGAGGACAGCGACGGCAAGCCTGTCCCGATCCAGCTGATCCAGCCGGAGATCCGGTTCGAGGCGCACGAGCGCACCGTCCTGCAGCTCATCGAGCAGATCGTCAGCCGCGCCGGGTACGCGCCGCAGTCGTTCGGCATGCACGTCGAGGGCCAGTTGTCCGGCACGGCGATGCGTCGGCGTGCGGAGAAGTCGTACCGCACCCGCGACCGCAAGCGCCGCTATCTGCGTCCCGCGCTGGAGTCGATCGCCGAGACGCTGATGCGACTCAACGCCGTGCTGAACCCCGGCGCCCCGGTGCCGGACGGCCCGCCGACGCTGGTGTGGCGGGAGGCCGACCAGGCGGACCCGCTGGAGATGGCGCAGGTGATCGAGCTGCTCACCCGCGCGCGTGCCGCGTCGCGCGAGGTGCGGGTGCGCCAGGCCCACCCCGATTGGGACGACACCCAGGTCCAGGAGGAGGTGGCGCGGCTGGCGAAGGAGGACGAGGAGCTCAACGCGCTCTCGCCGCTGCTGGGCCCGACCGAGGACGACCACCCCGAAGACGTCCCGCCGCCGAAGCCGGACGAGGAGTAGCGGGTGAAGGGCGTCAACCCCGCCGACGCCTCCCGCGTCCTCAAGACCCTCGTGGACGTGTGGGACACCGCCGCCGAACGCATGCTTCTCACCGTCGCCCGGCGGCTGGCGCGCGGCATCGACGAGCCGGGCTGGGCGGAACAGAAGTCCCGCGAAGCCCTCGCGGTGTCCGGCGAGCTGCGCGGCATCATGCGGCAGGTGCCGACCGAGGAGACCGCCGTCGCCGCGCTGCAGGAGGCGTACGCGCTCGGTGAGCGGGCGGCCGAGTCGCTGGGTGAGCGGTTCGTCGCGAGCAACCCGTCGAAGGTGATCCGGCTGGCGACGCTGTTCGCGCGGAAGCTGCGGGGCACCTACGTTCCCGTCACGCGCGCGCATGAGGACGTGTTTCAGCGTGCAGTGACCGAGTCCGAGTTGCTGATGCAGACGGGCACGATGGTGCGCCGCGAAGCCGTGGCGTCCACCGTGGACCGGCTGCTGACCGAGGGCGTCGACCGGTTCGCGGCCGGCGACGGGAAGCGCTGGCACCTCGACGCCTACGTGCGCATGGCCGGCCGGACGGTCGCCCAGCACACGATGATCGAAGGCCAGTTGGACGGCATGGTCGCGCGCGGCAAGGACCTGGTCGTCATCTCCGACTCGGTGCGCGAGTGCAGGCTGTGCCGCCCGTGGGAGTCGAAGCTGCTCTCGATCTCCGGCTCGTCGGTCGGGGCCGAGGTGGACGGGCTCGTGGTGGTGGGCTCGGTCGCCGAGGCGCGCGCGGCTGGCCTGTGGCATCCGAACTGCACGCACCGCGCCGACCCGTACGTCTCTGGTCTCACGCGCGTGCCCGAGCCGCGCGAGAACCCAGAGGGGTATGAGCAGCAGCAGAAGCTGCGGCGGCTGGAGCGCGAGGTCCGGCAGTTGAAGCGGACGCTGCTCGCGGTGCAGCAGCTCGGCGACACGCAGGCGGCGCGGGATCTGCGGCGGAAGATCCGGGTGAAGAGCGAGCAGATCGCGGCGCACACAGAGGCGTCGGGCCTGAACCGCCGGCGTGAGCGGGAACGCCTGGTCGGCGGCTAGTCCGGCTCGGTGACAGCACCCCGACACGGTCGCCCCATGACCCCGCAGACCTTTCGCAAGAAGCCCGTCGAGATCCAGGCGCGGCAGCTCACGGCCGAGAACGTCGCAGAGGTGGCTGAGTGGTGCGGCGGGCTGAACGTCGCCGACCTGGAGTGGGACTACAGTCAAGGCGCGTACTACGTTCCTGACGGCGGCGGCTACGTCTTCGCGCCGTTCAAGACACCGGGCCTCGTCATCCGCACCCTGGAGGGCGACCACTTCGCCGAGTTGACCAGCTTCGTCATCTGCGGCGTCAAGGGCGAGTTCTACTCGTGCAAGGCGGACATCTTCGCGGCCACGTACGAGCGCATCTGACCGAGAGGTGACAGCGTGCCGTGACCCTCCGGTCATGGCACGCACCCTCATCGGCAAGCTCACCACCACCAGAGCGGGCGCCGAGCCCGCCATGACCAACGTGGACGCCACGGCCAGTCCGGACGGCATGTACTTCCCGTGGACCCCGACCGCGCGTCTCCTCGTGAAGACCGGCGGCACGGCCACGAACGTCACCATCGACGTCGCCACCCAGGTGGACGGCCTCGACGTCACCGACCGCGTCGTTGCCGTGGCCGCGACCACGCCGGTCGGCGAGTTCATTGGGCCGTTTGGCCCCGAGTACAAGCACGCGGACGGCAACGTCCGAGTGAACTTCTCGTCCGCCACCAACGCCACCTGCTGCATCATCGACTGACCGGTGACACGCGGATCGGACGGTGGCGGGGTGTCGAACCCCGCAGCGCCACAGGGCGCCCCCGCCGCCACCCCGCCCGCACCCGTCGCGCCCGAGGGCGGCCAGCCCCCGGCCGCCGCGACCCCGCCCGCGCCCACTCCCCCGGCCAGCACGCCCGCGCCGCAGGGCACGCCGCCCGCGCAGCCCCCGGCCGGTCAGCCCGGCGGCGAGAAGACGTTCACGCAGGCCGACCTCGACCGGATCATCGGCGAGCGGCTGGAGAAGCAGCAGAAGGCACTGCAGAGCCAGCAGTCCGAGCAGATGAAGAAGCTCGCCGAGGCGATGGGCTGGCAGAACCCCGAAGGCGCCCCCGACCCTGCGAAGCTCTTGGAGCAGGCCCAGCAGCAGGCCAACGCCTACCAGCAGCAGGCGCAGTCGGCGATGGCCGAAGCCCTCGCCGCACAGGCCGGCATCAGGCCCGAACGCGTCGGCACGTTCGCGAAGCTCGTCGACCTCGCCGGAGCGTTGAAGGACGTCGACCCCACCAGTGGCGACGCCGTGCGCACCGCCATCAAGTCCGCGGTCGACGCGAAGGCCGCCGAGTTCCCCGAGTGGAAGGGCGCCGTGCTGCCCGGCTCGTCCGGTGGTGACGGCCAGGGCGGCGCCACGCCGAGCCTTGACGAGCGCATCGCCGCCGCCACGAAGGCCGGCAACCACGCCCTCGCGATCTCCCTGCAGCGACAGAAAGCGCGCGAGCAGGCAGGCAGGTAACACACGGCCTGCACGGTGGTGCCCGAACGCAGGTAACCCGCCCGGCCCACTGCACCGGGCACCACGGAGGTATATCGCTCGAACTCCGCGAGCAGCCAGCTAGCACGGATGCACGAGGAGAACCATCATGGCCGGAATCACCGGTCTCGGCACCACGTTCAACCTGCCGAACTACACGGGCCAGCTGTTCGCCCTGACGCCGGAGGACACGCCGTTGCTGTCCGCGATCGGCGGCCTGACCGGCGGCGGCCAGACCACCTCGACGGAGTTCGAGTGGCAGACCTACGACCTGCGCGACCCCGGTCAGCGCACCAAGGTCGAGGGCGCCGACGCGCCGACCGCCGAGGAGCGGACGCGCGGGAACGTCACGAACGTCGTGCAGATCCACCACGAGGCCGTCTCGGTGTCGTACACCAAGCAGGCCGCGGTCGGGAACCTGGCCTCGCCGCAGTCGGCGCCGTACAACCACCCCGGCGGCGGCCCGAACCCGGTCACGAACGAGATGGACTGGCAGGTCGTGCAGGCCATCAAGTCCATCGCGCTCGACGTGAACTGGTCGTTCTGGAACGGCCAGTACCAGAAGCCGACGACCAACGCCTCCGCCCGCCAGACCAAGGGCCTGCTCGCGGCGATCACCACGAACCGCATCGCCAAGGCCGCGACCGTCACCGGTGCGTCCTCGGCGACGGACACCGTCACCTCGACCGCGCACGGCCTGTCCAACGACGACAAGATCGTATTCCGCAACACGGGTGTCGCCACGAACATCGTCGCCGGCCGCGTCTACTACGTCCGCGACGTCGCGGCCAACACCTTCAAGGTGGCCACGTCGCTCGGCGGCACCGCGCTCACGCTCGGCACCGCGACCGGCCTCTCGTACGTCGAGCCGTGGACCACCGACCTGTCCACCGACCACGTCAGCGACATCATGCAGATGTGCTACGACAACGGCGGCCTGTCGGAGCAGAGCACCGCGACCCTGGCGTGCAACAGCATCCAGAAGCGCGCCCTGACGAAGGCGTTCGGCAACGCCTACGGCAAGTTCCAGGAGACCACCCGCAACGTCGGCGGCCTCGACCTCACCACGATCGTGACCGACTTCGGCACGCTCAACGTCATGCTCGACCGGCACCTGCCCCAGGACATGATCGTCCCGGTGTCGCTGGAGCAGCTCATGCCCGTCCTGCTGAACATCCCCGGCAAGGGCGTGTTCTTCGAGGAGGAGCTCGCCAAGACCGGCGCCTCGGAGCGCTCGCAGATCTACGGCGAGATCGGCCTCAAGTGGGGCAACGAGCGCGCCCACGGTGTCCTGGAGGGGCTGAAGGTCTGATGCCTACCTTCGAGCGCTTCAGCGGCGCCCACCGCGCCGCTCTCGTCCGCACGCACGACAAGGCCGAGATCGCCAAGTACCGGCGTCTCGCCGAGGACGGCACCGACGGCTGGCGCGAGGTCAAGGAGTCGAAGCCGGCCAAGGCCGAGACGCCGAAGGCCCAGCCGCTGACCGACGCAGAGAAGAAGGCCGCGGTCGACGCGAAGCTGCTGGCGAACGCCGGCGCCGAGCACGACCCCGCCGAGATCCGCGCGAAGCTCGCTGAGCTGGCCGCGAAGTAGAACGTGGTGCCTGGGCCCGTGGCGGTCGCGCCGTCTGCGGGGAAGGTGGGCCCTCGGGTCCAGGCATCCACCCCTTGTCATACCTGTCTGGGAGGATCGTCGGCATGCCGTGGCTTGGGCACGCGCCGGACGCGCCGGACACCCACAAGATGTGGGCGGATCGGGACTCAGCAATGGAGGCTGCGTTGCGCGCCTCGGGCTGGCGTCACGAGGTGCCCGCGCCCGGCTCCGACGAGCCTCCCGTGAACGAACCGCCGGCCGAACTCGCGGCCGCGGACCAGCCTCCGGTCGTTGAACTGCCAGCCCCGGAACCGAGGAAAAGGGGCGGTCGTGGATGACGGCACCGCGCACGCGTTCGGTCGCGTCGAGGGCAAGTTGGACCGGCTGTTCGACGAGGTGTCGGCGCAAGGCCGCACCCTCGCGGAGCACGGCATTCGTCTGGCGCACGTCGAGGACGACGTCGAGGACCTGAAGACCCGCAACAACGCCGACGACCGCCACGGGATCACGGTCCGCGGTTCGATCTTCGTGGGCCTGTGCACGGTGGTCGCGTCTGGCGTGGTGACGTCGCTCGTCACGGTGCTCGGCAAGTAGCTGGGTGACACCTCGCCCGCAGCGTTGATGTGTGGCAGAGGTCAGTTACCCGTTCCAGAGTGGCGCCGGTACGTCGGTTACCGAACTGGCGTGGTCGCGCATGGCGCGCCTGTTCGCCGCGGACGGCATCCCGCCCGGCACGCCCTACGTGTCGCTGGGCGCGGGCCTGAACTTCGTGCTGCCGGCGGGGTTCGAGGCGCTGGTGCGCGGCATGTACTACCGGGTGGAGTCGTCGGCGACGACGAAGACCGGTGTCGCGAACGCGAACACCCTGCCGCGCGTCGACCGGCTTGTGCTGCGCCTCTCCTACTCGGGCGACAGCGTGACCGCGCACATCAAGCAGGGCACCCCGTCGAGCAACGCGCAACCGCCCGTGCTGCAGCAGGACGACACCACGTACGAGATCGGTATCGCGATGGCGCGATGCCCCGGCTCCGGGTCTGCGCAGAACTACAGCGACCTGTGGCTGGAGCCGATCTGGACGGACGTCGGCTCGTGGGTGTCGTACACACCGGTGTGGTCCGGGTTCGCACAGATCGGCGGCGCGGTGTCGACGGGCCGGTACAAGCGGCTGGCGTCCGGCCTGATTCACGTGGTGGGCGCGATCTTGGGTGCGAGCGACACCTTGTTGGGCGGCAACCAGATCACCGCGTCGCTGCCGGTTCCTGCCCGCGATCCGGGCAACGCGGCCGCTTTCCCTGGCGCCGCGCAGTATCGGCCGACGGTGGGGCTGTGGCGGAACATGGCGTGCCAGGCCGGTCTCGGTACCCAGCTGGCGCTGTATGCGCTGGACGGCAGCAACCAGCTGGTGACGCCGGGGTCGATTCCGCTGCAGTTCGGCGGCGGGTCGAGCTTCTGTTTCCAGGTGACGTACGAGACCGCCTGAGGTAACACCCGGCGGTCAGGGTGCGGGTATGCCCGATATCTGGCTGCCGGGCTGGAACCGGCACCCGTTCGGCCTCAGGGGTAAGACGTACCAGTACGGCCACAACCCCAAGGGCTGCTTGCACACGACCGAGGGCACGTCGATCGCGGGCGCGCTCGCGGCCTACGCGCCGTACCCGCCGCACGGCATCTACGACTGGCGCACCCGCCAGAAGCTCCAGCACGTCCCGCTGAACCTCGCCTCGTACTCGGCGATGGACGGCAACGACGACGACTACATGGTGCAGATCGAGCTCGTCGGGTTCGCCGCGGAGTCCCGCTTCTGGCCGGACGAGGCCTGGCGCAACATCGCCGAGGACGTCATCAAGCCGATCGAGGACCATTTCGGCGTGCCGCGACGGGCGCTCGACTTCAAGGACGGCCGCGACGGCATCACGCCGTACATCTCCAGCGCGCAGTCGCCGATCCGCATCAGCCCGACCCAGCTGCGGGACTTCTCCGGCTGGCTGGGCCACCAGCACCTCTGCGCGCCGGACACGCATTGGGACCCCGGCGCTATTCAGATCAACAAGATCTTCTCGTACCTGGAGGACGACGTGTCAGCAGAAGAGGTCTGGAACTACCCGCTGGTGATGGTGCACGCGGACGGCACCACGCACACGGCCAACGCACGCGAAGTCCTGCGGCACTCGGAGCTTCAGCACGAGGTCACTCGCAGCGAGCTGTCCAAGGTCAAGAGCGACCTGTCCAAGCTGCAGGCGCAGGTGGCGGAGCTCAAGGCGTCGGGCATCCCGACCGTGGCCAAGGTCGACGTGACCGAGATCGCCAAGGCCGTCAACGACGAGGGCGACCGCCGCGACCGCGACGGCGACCCGAAGACCGGCACGCCGAGCTGAAGGCAGGAACCCCATGAACGAGGCAACCATTCGCGCGTTGCGGACGCTCGTGCAGAACCTCGCGGTCGACGTTGGCGTGGCCGTCATGGTCGCTGTGTCGCCGCTCATCATCGGCACCCAGTTGGACTGGCGGCTGATCGCGGTCACCGCCGCGAAGACGGCGCTGGCGACCGCCGCGTCCTGGATCCACCGCAAGCTGAACGAGCTGCGGGACAAGAAGCTCGGGGGCTGAGCCATGCCGTTGCCGGGCAACGTCGACCTGATCGAGGTCACCGGAACGTTCTTGAGCTACACGGGTGCGGCCGCGACCGGCACCGTGACGTTCAGGCCGTCCGGGGATCCGTGGCTGAAGAACACCTCCGCCGACGTGATCCTCGTGCCTGGCAACATCCCGTGCACGCTGGAGGACGGCGAGCTCGTCGGCCCCCTCGGCGCGGTCGGCACTGGCGGGAAGGGCGTGTTGCTGCCCGCCACGAACGACCCGGACCTCGCGCCGAACGGGTTCGTCTACGACGTCACCATCGCCCTGTCCGGCCAGGAGGTGCAGGCGTACTCGGTCGCGTTGCCCACCGGCACCACGCCGGTCGACCTCGCCGACCTCGCGCCCGTCACCCCGGTTGAGGGCTCCGGCACGCCGATCGTGACGAGCGTCGACGGTGTCTCGCCGTCGTCGACCGGCGCCGTCGTGCTGAACGCCAAGCGACAGAAGGCGCCGGTGACGCTCGCCGACGCCGCCACGATCAACACCGACGCGTCGCTGGCGGACCTGTTCCGGGTCACGCTCGGCGGCAACCGGACGTTGGCGAACCCGTCGAACCCCGTCGACGGGCAGATGCTGCGGTGGGAGATCGTCCAGGACGGCACCGGCGGCCGCACGCTCACGCCCGGCTCCAAGTTCGTGCTCGGCACCGACATGCCGTCGCTCGTGCTCACGAGCACCGCAGGCAAGAAGGACATCCTCGGCGCCGTCTACAACCAGGCCGCCGACAAGTGGTACGTCGTCGCCCTGGCGAAGGGGTTCTGACGTGGCCCTCGTCCGGAACGTCACCGAGTGGTCGCACGTCGCCGCCGCGGGCACGTCGAAGAACATCACGATCCCGGCGGCGACGGCGGGCAGCACGCTCGTCGTGGTCGCCGCGGGTGGCGCGATCGTGTCGCTCTCGGGCGGCACGAAGCGCACCACCTACGGCGGCGGCGGCATGGACGTGTCTGTGTCCGACATCGTCGCGGCCGGCGGCGAGATTTCGGTGCCGATCACGCTGAACGGCGCGGAGAACGTCAGCGGCCTGGTGTACGAGCTCGGGCCGGGTCTCACGTTCGCGAATTGGTCGGGCAACGGCGCTGGCGCGATCCCGGCAGGCCCGCCGACCGGCTCGTACGAGATCGCGCCGTCGAGCCCGGTTACCGCCGCGGCGAACGGCGTGCTGGTCGGGCTGTGGGCGGTGAACGCGCCGCTGCCGTCGCGGCCGGGCAACAAGCTCAACCAGATGCGCGGGTTCGGCCCGGTCGGCAAGCTGTACGGCAACAACTTCAACCAGCCCGCGTCGGGCGCCCAATTCGTGTGGGCCTCCGGGCTGGCCGACGTCACCCCGACGGGCGCGTTCCCCGTGACCGAGGCGGCGGGTGACTACCGGGCGACGTCCCAGTTCGTCAACCCCAGCGGGGACACGACGGCGTACGCGGTGCAGGTGCTCTACACCGACACCTCCGGCGTCCCGACGAACCCCGAGATCCCCCAGGTGGCCCGGGAAAACAGCCTGCCCGGCACAGACAGCGCGTTCTGGTTCGTCGGTGAGGGCGGCGTGTCGGCGACGATCGCGGGCTACACCGACAAGGTGTCGTACGAGCCAGGCGACACCGTCGAGTTCCGCGTCGACAGCACCGGCCACGCCTGGCGCGCCGAGGTGTTCCGGCTCGGCTACTACGGGTGGGAAAACTTCGGCGCCCGACGCGTCGCACCCAACATCACCGGCACCATCGAGGCTCAGCCGACGCCCACCGTGGACGGCACGCTCGGACACACGGAGTGCGCGTGGACCACCAACGCCACCTGGACCATCCCCGCCGACGCCTGCCCTGGCGTGTACTTCGTGCTGTTCCGCCGCACCGACGACACGTCGAAGTTCGCGTCGCACCACTTCGTCGTGCGCGGCGCCACCGCGGGCCGGTTCGTGCTGACCATCCCGGACCTCACCTACCAGGCCTACAACGCGTGGGGCGCGGTCGGCGACTTCGGTGACTTCTCCACCGGCACGATCAGCGGCCGTTCGCTGTACCGGCACGGCGCAGACGGAGCCACCGACAACTTCGGGCACCGCGCCTACGCCGTCAGCTTCGACCGGCCGTATCACACGATGGCGGGCAACGCCAACACGTACCTGTGGGACTCAGAGCAGGCCAACATCGTGTTCCTCGAAGCGCAGGGCTACGACCTGTCGTATCTGTCCGACGTGGACCTCGACATCGACCCGACCCTGCTCACCGACGCAGCGCTCGTCGGCCTGCTCGGGCACTCCGAGTACTGGACCGCTGGCGTCTATGACGCGTACACCGCGGCCGTCGACGCAGGCGTGAACCTGTTCTGCACCAGCTCGAACACCGCCCTGTGGCACACCCGGTTCGACGTCGCCGACACCGGGCGACGGCTGCAGATCTGCTACAAGGAGAACGCCACCCGCGACGTGTCCGCGGGCTTCGCCGGCACTGGCTACGACCCGAGCCCGGAGTGGACCGGCACGTGGCGGGACGACACGCCGGCGAACGGCAAGACCAACACCGACGTGCGCCGCGAGAACGAGCTCACGGGCCAGCTGTTCCGCGTCAACGGCGCCGTGGTCGACGCGATGGAAGTGCCCTTCGCCAGCAAGTCGCTGCCGATCTGGCGCAACAGCTCATCCGTCCAGGCGCTCACCTCCGGGCAGTCCTACGTGACCGCCAAGGCCACCCTGGGCTACGAGTGCGACGTCGCCGACGGCTCCGCCGGCCAGCCGGACGGGCTCGTGCAGCTCAATCCGGTCAGCAAGACGTTCGGCGGCCGCGGCGTGAACACGGCGGGCACGATCTACACCGGCTCCCCCGGCGCGCTGCCATTCGGCTTCACCCTGTACCGGCGTCCGTCCGGCGCGCTGGTGTTCAACACCGGCAACTGGCGCGGCTGGTGGGGCGTCTCCCGCTGGTACTCCAACAGCGTGCCGGACCCGGCGCGCACGGTCGACGTGGACTGGCAGCACGCCATGCTCGCCATCCTCTACGACCTCGGCGCGCAGCCGCTCGCCGCGCGCGAGATGCGGCCCGGCATCGACACCGCCCTGACCAACCCCGCGACCGGGGCCCCGGCCGGCAGCCGCGACGACATCGCCCGCGCCTACGGCCTGGAGATCCCCGCGGCCACCAGCAGCATGCTGCTGCTCTTCGAATGAGGTGCACATGATCTGGGCGACCGTGGCCGAAGTGCGCGGCTACCTCGACGCCGGCGACATCCCGGCAGGCACCGAGGACTCCGCGGTGCAGCGCATGATCGACCGGTGCGCGCGCACGCTCGGCGCGAAGGTCCTCCGCTGGCCCGTGCTCGACGAGGAGACCGACCGCGCCGCGGACGAGGAGCAGCGCGGCCACATCGTCGCCGCGGTCGCCGAGACGGTGAAGGCCCGGTTCGAGGCGCAGCAGCTCGCCCAGCAGCTCGGCGGCGAAGGGCTCACCGAGGTCATCGCCGCGGGCGGGTCGGTCACTGCCGGAAAGCTGTCGGTGTCGGGCGGGTCGAAGTCCGGCGGGAGTGGCGGCGCGAAGATCGGCCGGTCCGCGGACCGTGTGCCGGTCGAGGCAATCGAGGCGCTGCTGGCGGCGAACCTGCTCGGCGGCGGGGTGCCGTCGTGGTGAGCCTGCTCGGCGGGTTCATCCCGCCCACGCACACGGTGGAGAAGGGCAATCCCGTTCAGCACCTGGCGCAGCTGGACGACGGCGGCGACGGCGCCCGGTGGGCTGCCGCGGTCGACGTTGAGCCGGGCTGCCGGGTGGACAAGGTGTCGAAGCGAGTGCAGCTCGCTGACGGCCGCGTCGTGGTGCTGAACCTGTGCATCTTCTGGCCTGGTTCAAGGCCGTGTGCGCCGGGCGACAAGGTCGTCGTGGATGGCGCCGAGCGGCTCGTCGAGATGGTGGATGAGCTGGCGTGGTGGAACGGCGCGGTGATGCACCGGGAGGTGTGGACGCAGTGAGCGAAGTCCGTTGGACGTCGGGGGTGAGCGCGGCGATCGCGGCGATCCAGGGCGCTAGCGCGGAGGCTGTGCGTGACGTCACCGAGGACCTGCTGTCGGTTTCGCGCGAGCGAACTCCGTACGACCAGGGCGACCTGCAGCGGTCCGGCAAGGCCAGCGTGGACGGGGGCGGGGACGTCGTGCACGGCGCGGTGTCGTACGACGCGCCTCCCTACGACGAGATCCAGCACAGGCGCGAGGACTTCCATCACGAGGTCGGCACCGACCACTACCTGTCCGGCCCGCTCGACGAGAACCGCCCGCGGTACCACGCGTACATCGCCGGGAAGCTGCGGGACGCCTTGAGCTGACCCGCTGCTGGTGACACCGCGCCGCGAACCTCGCGATGTGGCGTCCTCGGTTGCGCTCGCAACGCACCTGGCTTCGCTGGGGCTGGTCAGGTACCCGCCTGACAGCGCTGGCTCGCTGCCGCCTGCGTACATCGAGTCGGCGCCGGACAAGGCCGGTCGCTGCCTGCTGATCGTGACCCGGCCCTCTCCAGCGCCGGACAAGGTGTCGGCGTGGGCGTACCCGCTGCTGGGCCTTGTCGGCCTGGACGAGCCGGGCCCGTCGCTTCCCGTGCGGTCGCTGGTCAAGGCCTGCGTGGACGCGGTGCACGGCACCTTCAACACCGTGTGGGCACCAAGCTCGCCGGAGCATCGGCTGCACGTCACCGAGTGCGTCGCCACATCGTCCGAGCCGCTTCCCCTTCCTGCGGATGCGCGCGGCCGTCAGCGCTGGATGCAGAACGTCCAGCTCGAAACGAACACCGATCCGTCCTAAGGAGACATGGCGGCATGGCCGAACTCACGAAAATCCCGCTCGCTGGCTGGAAGGTCGAGGTCAACACCGGCACCGTCGACGTGCCCGTGTGGACCCAGGTCAAGGGCCAGCGCAACCAGGACATCCAGATCTCGCCGACCAACCAGGACACCTCGACGTTCGACTCGAACGGATGGGGCTCCGACGGCTCGACCCAGAAGAAGTACAAGGTCGTGCTGGAGGGCCTGGAGGGCTACACCTCCGCCTACGTGCGCGACCCCGGCCAGGTGTTCCTCAAGGCCAAGGGCAAGCTCGTCGGTGACGCCGCGGTCGTGCAGTGGCGTGCCTACCGGCTCAACCCGGACGAGGGCTACCAGGGCACCGCCGAAGCCCAGTGGAACGGCACCGGCGGGTCACTCACCGAGTTCACGCGCTTCCAGTGCGAACTGCTCGGCCAGGGCGAGCTCGCCGACTACGACCCGACCCCGTGAGGTAGACGACCGTGCCCACCTTCCCCGACCTCGCACGGTTCCAGCAGTCCCTCAATCGGGAACCGCTGGAGCTGCCCATCGGCGGCAAGACCTACTCGTTCTCCCCGGACATCCCCGCGAGCGCCGGTCTCACGATCATGCGCGTTCGCGAGGAGACGTCGAAGATCACGCTCGCGGTGATCGCCGGCCAGAAGCTCGACCTGAACGCGGAGCTGCTCGACGACAAGTCCGAGGCCATCCTCATCCGTGACCTGCTCGGCGACCGGCTCGCCGAGATGGAAGCCGACGGCCTCACCTGGACCGAGATCGAACGCGCAGGCAAGACCCTGATCGCGTGGCACATCTTCGGTGCAGATCAGGCCCTGGCCACCTGGACGGGCGGCGGTGACGCAGACCCCCCAGTGAAGGCCCCGGCGACGGGGCGCTCAAGGAGCTCCCGGAGTTCATCGACGACGACCTCTGGGAAGAAGCCCTCCGCCAAGAACGCCAAGCAGCCGCCCCGAAAGTCGGCTGGAGCGAGATCCTCGAAGAGTGGGCGCTGATCGAAGCCGACTTCACGCGCGAGTACAACGGGCTCGACCTGTCAGAGCCGGGCGTGCTCGACCGGATGACGTGGCGCCGGTTCACCACGCTGCTGTTCGGCTTGACGTTCGAGTCGCGCATGTGGACCGCGCTGCGCTCGCGCAAGGCGCCACCCCCGCCGATCTCCAAGGGTGACACCCAGCCACAAGCGTGACGTCCGTGGCCCTGCTGGTTGGCGAGCTCTACGCGAAGGTGACGGCGGATACGGCCGGTGCCCGTGGCGAGCTCGAAAAGTTCGACCAGGCGGGCGACAAGTCGGCCGCCAAGGCTGCGGCGAACGCGCGCAAGATCGAGGCCTCCCGCAAGGCTGAGGAGGACGCCGCCGGCAAGGTCCGTGTCGCCGAAGCGGCGCTCAACGCCCTACGTGAGAACGCCCCCACCGAGAAGGTGGTCGCGGCCGAGGAACGCCTCGCCGCTGCGCGCCGTGCGCACGACTCCCAGATCCAGACCACAATCCGCCTGGAGCAGGAAGCCGTCCGGCTGAAGCAACAGGAGGCTGACGCCACCGAGCGCGCTGCCGAAGCAGTCGCGGCGAAGGGCAAGAAGGACGAGGAGGCGGCGACCAAGGCGCGCGCGAGGGCGGTCGCCGAGGCGCTCGCTACGCGTGAGGCTGAGCGCGGTAACCGCGGCGCGCTGGTGTTCGCCGGCTCGCTGCTGGGGCTCGGCGTCGCCGGTGGCGTGGCGGGCACCGCAGTCGCAGCGGGCCTGGTCGGCGTGCCGGCGCTGCTCGCCGGTCTGGCGATCGCAACGCAGCGCAGCAGTGACGACATGGTCACCGCATGGAGTGCGGCGGGCAGTGAGATCGCGGACGGCGCCGAGGACATCACGGCGCCACTGCGTGATGAGCTGGTGCTCGCGGCTGACCAGGTGACTGCCGGGTTCCGGCGCATGCGTCCCGAGCTGAAGGCTATGTCCGCCGAGGCGGGACCGTCGGTGACGATGCTCGTGGACGGCGTGGTCAAGCTGGCCACGAACGCGTTGCCGGGCATGCGCAAGAGCGTGCAGCAGTCCGGGCAGGCCGTCGCCGGGCTGAATGCTCTCATGGAGCACACCGGACGCGGCATCTCGGACTTCTTCGAAGAGATCTCCGAAGGCGCCCCGGCCGCCGGCCGCTCCGCGGGCGAGCTCGGGCTGATGCTGGAGACCCTGCTTGGTTTCGGAGGCCGGATCGTCGCGTTGCTCGCGAACGACTTCCAGGGCACGTTCGCGGATGCGCGCGTGCTGCTGGACCAGACGACCGGCGCCGCGGAGGGCTTGGCGGAGAACGGTTTCCCGGTGCTCGCGTCGACAGGTTCGACGCTGCTGGGCGTGCTGTCGAGCATCATGACCGTGCTCGGGCCGATGGCGCCCGCGCTCGGCACGATCGTCGGTGTGCTGCTGTCCATGCGGGCAGGTGCCGCCGTGTTCGGCGCGGTCGGTGACGTCGTTGGTCGCGCGGGTGACCGCATGCAGACGGCCGGGGAGAAGGGTGGCCGGGCGGGTGGCGCAATGCGTGGCCTCGGGTCGGCGCTGTCCTTCGTCGGCACTTACGGCGCGGTCGCGGGCGCGGCCCTGATCGGCTTGGATGCCGCCACCGATGCGCTGTTCGGCTCGATGGATCAGCTGGCCGGCAAGCTCATGGCTGGCGGTAACGCTGCAGCTGAGGCAAGGTCGAAGCTCCAGAGCAACGCGGAGATGGTGGGGTTTCTGGAGCGGAATACCGCCAGCTGGGTTGGCACCGTTGCCCGCACGTTCATCCCGACTTCGCAGGATGTCACGCAGGAGATCGCGAAGCAGCGGAGGGCGATGACGACGTTGCAGCGTGCGCAGCTTGACGCGTCCGCTGCAGCGGCGGATCACTCGTTCGCGGTCGAGAAGTACGGCAAGGACTCCGAGCAGGCGTCTTCGGCGTCGTTCTTCCTCGCCTTGGCGCAGCAGCGGCTGAAGGACAGTCAGTACGAAGCGGCGCGCGCCACTCAGACGCTGGTGGACCGGATGCAGGAGCAGCTGAGCCTGTCCCTGCTGCTGGCCGGGAACAACCTGGCGTTGCGCATGTCGACGACCGCTTACGACCAGGCGCGGAAGAACCTGAACGACACCCTCAAGTCCGGTACCGCGACCGAGTTGGAGATCCGGGCCGCGAAGGAGCAGGTCGAGTCGGCTTCGCTGCGGGTCATCGAGGCTGCGGGCAAGGAGGCTTCGGCGCACTTCGCGAACCAGGGCAGCGTCGAAGCGCAGACCGCGGCGCTGAAGGCCCAGCAGGCGAAGGCGCTGGAGTTGGCGGCCACGATGGAAGGGCCTCTTCCGCTGGCGTTGCAGACGGTGATCGCGAACATGGACAACACGTCGCTGTCGGCGTTGGGTGCGTCGCGCACGATCGACGGCGCAGGTAACGCCGTGATCCGCTTGCCGAACGGCAAGGAGGTGAAGATCTCCGCGGCGGACCAGGCGTCGAGCGTGATCACCGGCATCCACACCAAGCTGGACAACCTGCCTTCGCGGAAGTGGATCGACGTCTTCATCAACGAGATCGTCACGGGCAGCGCGCCCAACCAGAACCCGAACAACCTCCCGCTCCCGCTGCCTTCTCCGCGCGCTGACGGCGGCGCGTTCAAGGCCAACCAGCTGTTGAAGGTCGGCGAGCGCGGCGAGGAACTCGCGGTGTTCCCGAGCGACGGCTTCATGTTCACCGCCTCCGAGACGCGCGCGATCGACCAGATGATGAACCGGTCGCAGACCGCCGGCCCGGTTGCGCCTCCGGCTGGCGGTGAGCCGTACCTGGCGGCGGGCGGCAGCGGCCGCGCGCCGGTCCACATCGAGAACCTGCACCTGCATGAGATCAAGTCGATGCCGTCGAAGCAGTGGCTGCGCGACGTCATGCACGACATCGCCGAGGGGGTGCTGGCGTGAGCCGCCAGATCACGTGGATCCCGGCCGAGGTGCACGGGTTGCCGCCGATCGTGCTGACCGACGCGGCCGCCGGGTACGAGGTCCACAAGGGCGTGCGCGGGCTCGGCGCGGTGCCGCGCGAGCTGGTCACGGACGAAAGCCCGTGGGCGGACGGCGCGGTCGTCGAAGCCGATTTCGCGGTGCCGAAGCAGCCCATGCTTCCGATGGCCGTACGCGCCCCGGATCGCGACACCTTCCTCGCGCGCCTGCGCGCGCTTGAGGCCGCGGTGCGCACCCGGACCCCGGCCGGCCAGCCCGCCCCTGGGCAACTGGAGTTGCAGCAGGCGGACGGCCGCAAGCGGCGGTTGTGGTGCTACTACCTCGGCGGCCTGCCGGACGAGGAGACCATCGAGTTCGGCGGCGACACGACCTGGCAGCGCTTCGGGCTGCAACTGCTGGCCGCGGACCCGTACTGGTACGACGCGGAGCCGACCCGGCTGGCGTGGGACCCGCCCGCCCCGGTGTCGTTCCTCGGCGACCCGTTCCTGCCGCTGAAGATCAGCCCGTCGCAGGTGATCGGCGACGTGCCGGTGACCAACGGCGGAACGGAGGCGACGTACGGCACGTGGCGGATCACGCCGCCCGGCACGGACCTGATCCTGCGCAACGACACCACCGGCGAGCAACTGCAGATCACCGAGACGATCCCCGCGGCGCACACGCTCGTCATCAAGACCGAGCCGGGCAGGCAGGACATCCGCCTCTTCGACGATGCGGACCCGGACGATCCTGGCGTGGACTGGTGGGAGCACCTGGCGGACGGGGCCGCGCTGTGGGCGCTGCCCGCCGGGACCTCGCAGCTGTCGCTCACGCTGTCCGGCGCGTCCGCGGGGTCGAAGATCGAGCTGGAGTTCTATCAGCGTTGGAGCTCGCCGTGGTGAGCCTGCCGGTCGCGTACCCGATCGACCCGGACGGCAAGCGCCGCCGGCCGATTCCGTACCGGCGCGCGGTCATGAACCCGATGCACCTCGGGGTCGGGAAGTGGTCGCTGTCGGCGCCGCTGGACGAGTCGACGCTGCAGATCGGCGAGGGCTGGCGGATCGTGTTCGACGGCGGCCCGCTGCCCGGCTACTCCGGGCTCATCGACATGGTGGACATCGCGGTCGGCGACGACTCGGACCCGCGGCGCGGCCGCACGCCGCCGCGGGTGATCCTGTCCGGCCCGGACGACATGACCGTGCTGGAGGAGCGGCGCGTCTACCCGGACCCGGCGAGCGTGGCGACGAGCCAGGCCGCGGCCGCGTACGACGAGCGATCCGGGGCGGCGTCGACGGTGCTCCTGGGCTACATCGACGCGAACGCCGCCTCGGTGGCTCTCGCGGACCGGCAGGTTCCCGGCCTGGTGACGATCGCCGACCCGGCGATCGGGGCGTCGATCGCGTGGAAGGCCCGGTTCGATCCGCTGCTGTCGAAGGTGGTGGCGCCGATCGCGGAGCAGCGCGGCCTGCGGGTGTGGATCACGTCGACCACGTCGGGCGCGCGCACGGTGCACGTCGCGGCGGTGGCGAACCGGGCCGGCAAGGCGCGGTTCTCGCTCGCGCTCGGCAACCTGCTGTCGCTGCGGTACCGGCTCGCCGCCCCGCAGGCCACCTACGTGATTGCCGGCGGCCGCGGCGAGGAGGACGACAGGATGTTCCGGGCCGCGAACAACACGTCGGCGACGGCCGCGTGGCGGCGCATCGAGGACTTCGTGGACCAGCGCGCCGCGAGCGACACGGACGGCGGGACGGAGCTGCAGGCGGCGGCGGACCGCCGGCGGGACGAGTCGGGGCCGGTGGAGTCGGTGGACATCGTGCCCATCGACACCGACCGGGCCCGGTTCGGTGTGGACTGGAACGTCGGCGACATCATCAAGGCCGAGATCGGCATGGGCTCGGGTGTCTCGGTGCAGGCGGTGGTCCGCGAAGCGGAGATCACCTGCGAGCGAGCCCGCGACCGGCAGGTGGTGACGGTGCGGCCGAAGGTCGGTGTGCTGGGTACGACCTCGAGATCAGCGACCGAACGCATGCTCGACGACGTGCTCGGGCGTCTCGGTCTGCTCGAGCGGCGGTAGAAACGGCGTCGGTCCCCGGCGCTACCAGCGCCGGGGACCTCCATCGTTCCGGGTCAGCTCCGCTTCGCGGTGTCCACGAACCACTGCCACTGCTCGAGCGTGAACTCGAGATGTCCGAGCCCGCGGTCCTTGGTGTCCCACAGGCCGACCTTCCGGCGGCAGTGGGCGACCTCGAGGCAGTTGTTCGCGCCGTCCGAGTAGCTGCTCACCCTTCTCTCACCCCATGCGGGTGCGTGCCTGTTACCCATTCCTTCTCCGGTGCTCGAGTTGCTGGATGTGCCTACGAAGGAGGGTCGCAGATGCGCCCCGGTCAGCCGCCAGCGCCCGCAAGCGTTCGAACCTCGAGGCGTAGACGTCCGTCTCGGCCGGCTCGTGCAGGTAGGTGGCGGCGGTCGCGCCCTCGAGGTAGACGCGTGTGATCGCAGGGGAGGACAGGCGCACGATCGTGAATCCGACGCCGACCACCGGGTGCAGGCCGACGTCGAACGGCAGGATCCGAAGACCTCGAGTCTCGTCGGCCTGGTCTGCGGTGCAGTACTCGAGCAGGCGTTCGAGTTGCTCGAGCGCCGCGGCGCGGTCTCGAGGCTGCCGGTGAAGTGCTGCTTCACCGAGAATGGCGCGGAAGCGTGGGGCGTTGGCGCTCGAGAGCAGACGTCCGCGCTCGAGGCGTTCGGCTACGCGGACCTCGAGGTCGTCGTGGCTGACCTGTGACAGGAGGTCTCGAGCGTAGCCGGGCGCCTGAAGCACTGCGGGGATCAGTTCGGCGTCGTGGTAGTCGACCGCTTCGGCTTCTTGCTCGAGCAGAACGTAGCTGCGGGCGAAGTCGGCGACGTGCGGCATCCGAGTGCGCTTGCGGGCACCTCGAGCGAGTGCCTTGAGGTCGGCGAGCTGGGCGTCGGTGATGCCGTAGAGCGTGCCGAGCCGGTGGATCTCGGCGTCGCCGGGCACCCGCGTGCCGGTCTCGACCTTCGAGGTCTTGCCGGGGTACCAGCCCAGCACCTCGTCGCTGTCGACCGCGGCGGTCTTCACTCCTGCCGCTTCCCGGAGCGCGCGCAGGCGCTGTCCGAGCTCGACGCGCAGCGGGTTGGCGGTGGCCACGACTGCCTCCTTCGTTGATCGGCTGGGTTCATCCTCCCCCGACTCAGGGTGACGTACGAATCCCCCAATCGGAGAATCGCTATCTGCACATGTGCACTTGTACTGTGGCTATCGGGCGCTTCGCCGCTTTCCGAGTTGCGTCGGATGTGCCGGCGGCATCAGCGCCTGGGCGGTGAGCCGGGTCAGGTCCCCCGAGCCCGGCTCGCCGCTCCCCTGACCGGGAGGTGCGTTGTGGACCCAGGCGTGATCACCGTGCTGACGACGATGGCTTTCGTGGCGCTGCTCGCGATCGTTGCGGCCCTGGTCCCGCTCGTCCGGAAGCTGCAGGCGCGGCGACAGACGCGCCGCGCGCGGGCCCTGCTGGCGGCGCACCAGGCGGAATGGACTGCCGTGGCCGCGGGCGCGGCGGCCGCGGCACGCAGGCTGGCCGACCCGTCCCCATCCGAGGTCGGCCAGCCCCAGAACGCGGCGGCGGCCGGCGCCCCCGACCCGGCCGCCGCTGCGACCCACGCGAAGCGGGCGTCATGAAAGGACGTGCAGGTCATGGCTGAAGATGTCGTCTGGGGAACCACTACCCCAACGCTTTCCGCTCCCGCCCGTGAGGGCCGGTCGGAGTCGCGTCGCTGCGGCGCTTGTGGTCGCGTTTTCACGCGGCCGGCGGAGTCCGACGAGACTCACCGGCAGGTCGACGAGTCCGTGGGCTGTCCACTGGACGCGCCCGTCGACCCCGTCACGAAGGCGAACCGGTGGACCAGGAGGTGACGGTCGCCGAGCTCGTCGCCCGCGAGGGCTGGCGGTGGCCGACCGCCGATCCGGACGCGGGACCGCGACACCTGCTCGCCGGGGCCCAGTCCGGCGACCTCGTTGCCTTCTGGGCCGACACGCTCACGCCACGCCAGTACGTGCAGCCGGTCACGGAAGACGAATCTGACGGGTGAGCAGCTTTCAGGAGATCGCCGCGGAGGTTCGGGCGCTGCAGGACGTTCTGGGCGAACTGAGCAGCCGGACCGACGCGATCACCCGCGAGGTCGAGTACGAGGTCTTCCCGCGCGCGGTCAGCGTGTTCGCCGGGGCGGAGAGCCCCGCGGCCCTGCGGGCGATTGACGCAATCAGGGCCGTAATCGACAGCGCTGGCAGCTTCGGCAGCACGGTGTTCATCGCACAGCAGGAGCTCGGCGTCTACCTCGCGGAGATGTAGCCGACGAACGCACGAGAGAAGGCCCGTCGAGGCCGCGAAGGACGGCCTCCGGTGTCAGCGTCATCGCGGCAGGTTTCGCCCGATTGGCGCACTTTCTCGTGAGCTTTCTGCCCGTTATACGTAGTAGTCGGTAGTTGCAAAAGCAACTACGCAAAGCGGCTGGGGGTTTGCGTACCGTGAACGGCGACGTTGTGTCCATGTACGTGTGGCGCGACGTCGGCGGCGGCACGGAACACGCGTTCAATCGCTGGCGCAACCACGACGCGCCGATCTGGGTCGCGATGTGCCAGAAGACGGTATCCGCCCACGCGATCCGCCTCAACGCCGAACGCGACCAGGTCGCCGCAGTGCGGTGCTTTGCCTGCATCAGCCTCGTTGAGGCCGACTCGCTCTAGGACTTCCGACTCTTCGCTCGCCGCGCCGCCGCGCTCGCCGCGGCCATCTTCAGGTAGTGGGCTGTTCGCGCCGATGCCGCGCGCTGCTGGCGTTCCTCCAGCGGCAGGACGCCGTCCGGGTCGACGAGCTTCTCGAACCGGTCCATCGCGGCCTGGCGCGCCTTCGAGGTGCGTGCGCCGCGGTCGCTGGTGTTGGCCCACGAGGTGTGCGCGGCGACGCGGGCACGAAGGGAGCGCTGTGCGGGGGTCATCTCCATGACCCGAGCACAGCGCTCCCGTGTCACCGATAAGGCCGGTGTCAGCGTTCCTCGTCTCTGGCGATTGCCCACCTCGCGATGTCTTCTGAAGCCGGATGACACGGCGCATTCGCTGACATCTCGACACCATCCTGGAGCTCGCAGGACGCAGGGCAGCAGAAGTGCGGGCTCTTGAAGCCCCCCGCCTGCTTGCACCAGCCGGAGAAGTGTCCGTATTCGCCACCGGTTGCGTGACCGCAGCGGTCACAGAAGAGCACCCGACTGGCGGGGAAGATCCGCTCTTGGTTCAGCTTGCAGTTCGCGACAGCGTCGTCGGCCTGGTTCACAGCCGCTCCCCCAGTCCGAGCTCGCGGTGGTGCTGCTGGGCGATCTCGTCGGCGGCCGCCGAGCCGTAGCGCTCGGGCATGGCGTCGGACTTCCAGCCGAAGATCCGTTTCATGCTGACGACGTCGCCGCCGTTCTTGCGCCACTCCTTCGCCGCGGTGTGGCGGAATCGGTGCGCGTGCACGTGTTTGCCGTCGGCGAGGTCGATGCCGAGGGCGTGGCCGGTGCGCCGGAGCATGAGCTTGATGGCGTTGCCGTTGGGCTGCAGCGGCCCGCGGTTGCGTTCGGCGAGCCACAGCTTGTTGGTTCGCGCGGCCCACGGCTCGCGCTCGCGGACGCGGAGGTACTGGCCGATGGCCTTGTTGGTGGACGGCCCGAACGGCACCGCACGGACGCGGTTGCCCTTGCCGAGCACCCTGATCACTTCGAGGTCGCGGTCGACGTCATCGAGGGTGAGGTTGGCGATCTCGCCGAGGCGACAGCCGGTGTCCATGAGCAGGCGGATGATGGCGGTGTTGCGTCGGCTGACCATGTCCCGGCCGGACCAGTGATCGAGCAGTGCGCGGATCTGGTCGTCGCTGAGCGTGGGGACGGGCTTCTCGTCGAGGATCGGCGCGGCCACCTTGTCCATCGGGGACCGGGCGATCTCCTCGTTGTCGACCATCCACCGGAACATGGTCCGCAGCGACCGGTAGTTGGTGTGGGCGTTGCCGGGGCTGGTGCGCTCGTTGAGGTCGGCAAAGTACTGCTCGACGTGTTGGCGTTCGATCTCGTCGGGCGCGAGGTCGAGGTCGTTGTCGGCGAGCCAGCGCGCGAGGAACAGCGCGGCTCGTTCGTAGACCTCGATGGTGCGCTTGGATTTCCGGCCGGCGCGGAGGGAGATGACCCATTCGCGGATGAGGCTTTCCCAGCCGTGCGGGGTTGGCTGTTCGGGCAT